GGTCATTTGACCTTTGAATAGAAATAAAGAAGAGTTAAGTGCATAAACACAATTTAAAATTTACTAAGGGAGACACTGATTGGACGTGATATAATACATTACGTTTGCGAACCTAAACTTAGTACACACAAAGCGATACACACACGATGACTGACATGAAAAACGAAAACGATTTGGCCCTCGACTTATATAAAGGTTGGGTCAAAACCGTCCCTCTTAATCCTGAGATTAAGAAATGGACTGATATTTACGCGCTTCCTCCGACTCCGGAGGAGGTAGCCTGGATGGAAGCGGCTTCTCATGAACCTCAGAATTGTACATGGCATGAGTTTTTACTCATGGCTATTCGGAACAAGACTCATATGACCGTGGACGATTTTCCGCCCTGGATGAGGGAGAATTTACACCCTAATAGGATTGTCAGAAGCGGTGATAACGATGGAGTGGCTATGATGAGGCTTGGTTCGGCCAACTTTTTCCGGAAACTGATTCAGAAGTTATCCGAGTTGACGGCTGTTGCTGACCTTGGCCCCCAGGCTTTTGGCCTTCGGGTTGCTATGGAACTTGATGAGGACGATTGGAAAACGACTGCTTTGATTCTTTTCGGAGACCACCAATTGCTGACTAGAACCCGCGCTCCTAATCAAGGGCGCTGGATCATTAATCGGGTAACCTTTTTCAGCAATTTGCAACGGTTCAGGACTATGCTTGGAATAGATCATGATTATGGATTCGGAAAACAACTGCAAGCTGAGGGGCTTGCTCTTCTTCAGAGAGCTAAGGACGCCGGAGCATGGACGTGGAGTACCCTGGAATCTCTCTGGGAAGGCTTCATGGGTATGGTCGGATCTCTCGGCGGAACTGTCACCTCAACTTTGAGTGACTTATTGACTTGGATTAAGGATTACTTTCTCCGTGCGGTTAAGGCCGCAACTGAGCTTGTGTATAAGGAGATGTATCAGAAATGCTTGACATTCCTTGGCAAATGTCTTATAGCTTTTGCATTGGCTTGCGTTGGCTTCGTGGCATGGAAGAAGGTTTCTGCTTTCCTTTATTCTGAGTCGGAAGCTGAGATGGATTTTACTGCCCAGGGTCCTGAGCCAGAGGATCTTGAAGAACCTACTGAGGAGACTTGGATCAATTTCTTCAAAACCTGGATTGGACGGATTTTTGATTTAGAACATCGCGGACTGGAACGTGTAGCTAACCGCGCCAAGAGCGTGATTACACTTGCGACAGCGACTGGATTGGCCGGATCTGTAGCAGCAACTGGTCTTCTTTATGCTTTTTGGATGTGGCGAGACGGCCTCCAGGCCTTCAATTTTGGTAATGACGAGCTCGAAGCCCGAGACTGGGTGGAAAAAGCTACGATGTTGACCTCTCTTTCGAGGAATGTTTCGGTGGTTCACTCGCGGGAATACCGTGAGGCTATCGTCCAGTCCGTGAGAGATGGAAACAGGCTTCAGATGTCAAAGATTAGCTCTGATCTTCGCAGCCCTTTGATGCGTCTCTTTTCTGACATTTTGAGGATTTCCACTGCCATTGAGCAGATGTCTGAAGGAACTAAGAAAAGGGTGACTCCTTATTGCATTGGCCTTTGGGGAAAGCCTGGGACAGGCAAGACCAACGTTGTCGAAGCTCTAGCTAAGGCCCTGACTGGCGGGGACGTTTATTCACGCCCCTCTGATGATTACTACAATGGATATGCAGGTGAACCTGTCATTTTATATGATGAGTTTATGGCTCATCCTGATTCGACGCACGATTCTGAGATATTGCAGCTTGTGTCACCTGCGAGCTTCATGCCGAATATGGCGTCTATGGATAATTTTGCTGTTGGGAACAAAGGAACCACGATCAGCCCTGAACTTGTCATTATGACTTCGAACGCTCAGTTTCCCAAGGTTAACGTTAACGCCACTGCATTTCAACGGCGCAGAAACGTGAACCTTGAGGTTTTACTGTCACCTGACGTTAAATCAGAATGGAAAACGGATAAAGGAAGTTTGGATATGACTAAGCTTCCTAGACAAATGATTAAGGACAAGTCTTATATGAGATTTCGCTTTACCAACAGGATTTATCGGCCCGGCAAGAGTGATGAACACGAAACGGAGTATTTTACTTTCAACCAAGTTGTTAATGCTTTACGAGAGGAGTTTAACGCTCATCAAGAGACTGGACGGTTCATGCTCGAGTGCGATGGAGTTGTACCTGCTGATAAGCCGGCATCTGACGTAATGGATGAGGTTTTGCTCAAGATTCGTAGCGGAACAGCCTTGAGGAAACCTTGCTTTGCTGATTTCTTTAGCTTTGCTGCCGAAGGAAGGAGGAAGAACAAGAAAGAAAGTCCTGAGGATTTTGAAGCCGTCGAGCTTCTCAATGAGTCAAATCCAAATCCCTTTTCGAAATCGATTGGAAGGGATCATTTTTCGGACCATCTTACGGAAGGGCTTAGCTCCATTAGCGGAGGAGTTTTAGATTCTTCTGAATCCGGTGATAGCACTGAGTATCAGTCGATCCCGGATGACGAATCTCCAACTGTCGCGGATTTGGTTGAGCTTGAACAGATCCAACTTCGAGGAACTCACCCGTACTTGGTGAAGAAAACCTCAATGCGCCCTTGGCCGATAGTCGCTATGTTACCACTTTTGGTTTGGGGTCTATGGACTTTGTCTAAATGGATTCTTGGAAAGGATGGAGGACCCGAGGGGGAAGCTCTCTCGTTTGAGCCCGAGAGCAAAGGCAAGCGAGGACGGAAGAGACACGACCGCAAACGATTGGAATTGAGGGGAGGTATCGGTGAAGCCGGTAAATCTCTGGATAATAATGTTGGTAGCGTGACTGTCGGGGGATGTACCACTAACTGTACCTTTTTGACCGGCAACATCTTTGTGGCGCCTTATCATCTTTTCCTTTATGAAAACGGCCCATGTCCGGAAGGGACCAATTTCCGAGTTATAACTGACCAGAATTCGATTGATCTGAGATTTAGGCGGGCCCAATGTAATTGGTCGCCCGAAGGAGATGTTTTGTTTTACAGGGTAACCGACCCAAAGTGGAAACCCTTGCGAAATTTGCGTTCCCGTTTGATTACGGAAGATTCCTTGGCTGAGATACAGGCTTGCGAGGCCAATTTCTTCAAACAGGACGGACCTCATTTTGTGAAGGTGACGCGGACAGCCGTAGGACGTTACAAATACGCCGGTAAGGACTTTGCAATTGACCAGGGTCTTCTCTACGCTATTGATTCGGATATCGGTGATTGCGGCAGTTTCTTAACTGTTGCTGACGGAAAGTACACCGGAAAGATCATCGGTATGCACGTCGCTGGTTCAACGACCAGCGCTACGAAATACGGATTGGCTACCCCCCTTACTCGGGAGATGTTTGATTTGGTTGTGGCTACGCCGGAGATGCCGGACACTTTTGATGGTGGCGCGGAAGCTCCAGAGGTTGATGACGATGATGTGCGCAAGCACTTTGATAGTGTTAAGTCTCACAAGGACACCATTCTCAAGCTTGGATTACAAATCCCGGGGCGGCCCGTGTCTTGGGAAAGGTTGAGACGACATGATGACTCTAAGCTTACCCGAGCTGAGATTCGAGGATACGTGGACCGTTGGGTTCACGGGGAAAAGACCGAGACCTGGGAACGAGCTTTGGAGCATCATTATCAGAATAACGATCACCATCCTCAATTTTGGGAAGGTAATATGGAAGAACCAGCTTTGAAGGAATCCGTTGTGGATGCTATGGCCTGTATCTGGGAAAGAAAACTCGGGATGGAGAAAGTCAACATCGCCAGGCTTTGCGACTGGAGCGAAAAGGATTTAGAACGCTACACCCCGTCGGACCGGAAAAAGGTTAAAGAGCTTCTGGCGGAGTTTGCTGCCTATGGTGTGGTTTTGGATCCACATTTTGATGCTTGTACTTGGCCCGTTGGATTTCGGAAAGACCCTGAGGTTGTTCGTGACATCATAAGCGGACCCAATTTGATCGGAGTGGAGAAGGCAACTTGGAACAATGTCGCTCCTGGAAATTCTAAGCTTAGACCCACGATTTTCCATGGCAAAATTGGCCCCGCTAAACCTCTCGCAATTCTTTCTCAGGAAGACGAACGGTCAAGGGGGTATGACCCACTTTACACTGGGGCACGTTTACTTTGCCAGAACCGGCAGGTGAAAATTCCTGCTAAGTTGGTTCAGCAAGCAGCCGAGCGCTCTTTTAATTGGTTGAAGGACCGAGTTGTGAATCAATTTCCCCGGAGATTAACGTTCAAGCAGGCCGTTGAAGGGATTCCTGGACTATTGAAGCCAATTGATCCTGACACTGCTTGTGGTTTTCCGTTGATCAACCAAAGGACTAAGCCCGGTAAGAGAGATTTCCTCGAAAGAGGAGAAGACGGGATCCTTCATGGAACTGAATATCTTGAGACCCGTGTTGAGGAGTTCATAAAAGATTTGGAGAATGGAGTTGAGAGGAGTTCTGTTTTCCTCGCTCATTGCAAGGATGAGAGAGTCTCTTCCAAGAAGGTTGACGAGATACGAACCCGGATTGTTTATTGCGGCGACATGGTTGCCAACATTGCTTTTAGGATGTTATTTGGAGCTGCTTTGATTAACTTCAATAACTCTGGGGCTAATAGCCCTGTTGTCATTGGAGTCAATCCGCTCTCTTTGGATCATGACGACATGAAGAAGTATTTGGACGAAGCCGGTGAGGGTGAGTATTTGGCTGGTGATTTCAAGGCATATGACCTTTCCTACCAAAAACCTGTACAACGAGCAGGTTATGCGGTCTTAGGTCGTCTTCTTGAATATTGGTTAGGTGATGAGTTTGACGCCACTGCCTGGAAGATGCACGTCAAGCATCAGACTGAGGCGCAGATTCAATTCGGGTGGAGCTTAGTCTCTGTCGTAGCGGCTCATTTTTCTGGACTTTTCTGGACAACAATCATGAATATTCTGACGAATGACATTAACACTCGCATGGCTTTCAGCCTGATAACAGACCTCGATTATGACAAGTACGTAAGGAGTCAATACCACGGGGATGATAACCGCCACAAGTTTTCACGCAAAGCTATTGCTGCGGGTGTAAACCCGAAACGGTTTGCGGAGGCCATGGCAGAGATCGGCCAAACGTATACTTCGGACGTTAAGGGAGAAGTTTTGACTACGGCTTTCAAACCTTGGACTTTGTGCTCCTTCTTGGCCGCATATCCTGTGGAGACGGAATGGGGATGGACTGGAGCTTTGCGACAGGAAACCCTGGTCGATGCACCTCAATGGAAGAGGTCTCATGAAAGTGAGGCTGAGACGGTGAATCAAATGTTGGACCTCTGTTCCCAATGGGACGAGAAAACTTATGCGCAATACTTTGAAAAGGTAGCTGAGGCTAACCAAGGGAAATTTTTCATACCTGCGGAGGCCTATTACCTAAGGAGAGAGCGCCAAGCTCACAGGAGAGGGATCCCCCTCTTCGTGGCCGAAGCACCTCCCCCTGCTGAAAAACCGATTATTACTCTCGAAACAGCAGTTACTCCTGTGACTGTTCCGGTCACAATGGTGAATGCGGAAATCGCCAGAGCTTCTATTAGTGCGTCCCAGATGGGCGTGAACGAAGCGATGGAACAAAAGGTTTTCCGCAAAGCCGTGACCTGGACCGACACCGGACTTTCCGAACCCGTACAGATTCAAGGTCCTTATGGATTCTTGGAACTTGGAGAGCAGCGTTCAATGCAGAATCGGGCTTTTGACATGTTTATTTGGTGGCAAGGAACCATGGTTATTGATATACAACTCAACGCGCAATCCTTCTTACAAGGGACGTTGGTTGCTTATTGGCGACCTTTGGCAACCAGATCAGTAGGAGCCGCACGTGGATTGACGTGTCATAAATTGGTTATGCAGCCCGGAACAACATCATACCAGCTTCCCATCCCGTTTATTTTCCCACGAAGCGTGACCAACAATTTTGCCAGAGGAGAAGGAGACGGTTCTTTGGGAACATTTTTCATTGAGGTTTTAAATCCTTTAACGACAGGGGCCCAATCAATTCCGCGTGCCACGGTATCCATCTTCAGTTCTTTTATGGATTCGAAAATGACTTTGCCACTCCCATTGGCTAGCATTCCGCAAAGGAGGGTTCCCGCAAAGTGGGTTGCCCCTCCAGAAGAGGAGATAACTTTCCAAGTCGAGGGTGGTGGGTCTTCTACCGTGAACAATACTTACAATATTAACGCTGGTGGAGATGTCCCCATAGAAGTGGATAACTCTGGCACAAGCTCAGAAGGAGCTGGAGTGGAGGCATCGCTTGACGCTAGTATACCAATGCCTATGGACAAGCCCCCCCTCGTTGGAGGAGGGATTCCGATCTACCAACAGTTTTCTGGAATGGCTAAGGCGAACGGCATGAATCCTACCATTGGCATGTCACTTCACCCACAGCAAATTTCACGGACTAAACCTGACCTTTGGCCGATTGGGAGTTACGAGCTCTCGAAGATTATGATGAGGGAAGATCGCTCGCATGTGTTTAATTGGAGTACTAACAACGCCGTTGGAGATAAACTCTTGGAGTTTCAAATCCAACTTGGAACGGACCTTGCAACACTCCACAATTACGTTGGTGGACTTTTCCAATTTTGGAAAGCTCATCCGATTCTTACACTTCTAGCTGCCAAGACCCGATTTCACACTGGGAAATTGAGAATCTCCGTTGGGTACGGGGTCCCTGGATCGATTACGTTTGATGAGAGCTCGAATTATGAGTCGAAGATTATGGATTTTGATGCGGAGACTAACCGGCGCGAGCTGAAGATTCCTTATAACGCCCAGACCCCAGTTCTTAAGACGTATTCCGGCGAATCGGTGGCTGACCCGATCCAGGACCACGTCCTAGCTACGGTCGCCATTTTCGTCCAGAATGAGCTTGTTGCTCCAGAGACGGTTGCGGAAGAGGTTGAGGTCAACGTTATCCAACAGTATGACGGAGCGGAGCTTTATGTTCCGAGACCTTTCAGCTTTCTCGCAGGAGATGTCACTTCGACAAACATTTATAATGTGAATGGCGGAAAGCAAGAGGAGGAATTAGGCTTTTGTGCCGAAGCTCCCGAAAAGGACGGACTGGTGATGACCAAGGAAGAAGGAATTGCAGATCCTCCTCAGATTGAGCCGCTTACGAACGAGGAAATGGAAAAGAAGGAAACCAAGCCTTGTAAGCTTGATCTTGGAGCGCATATGGAGTATCACCCCAAGACTGTCTGTGAACTTGGTCGCCGCTATGCTGAGATGCGCGTGGGAAGAGATTTTATGACAGGAATTGGCGATTTTTCTGACACCCAAGACCCGGGAGTCCCCGTTCAGTTTGATATGATCGCCATTCAGGTCAGACCGATTCACCCTTTGACGACGCTCTTTGCTGGTTGGAGGGGAAGCTTGAACTTCAGGATTTTCCTTACTTCTGATTTCACCCCTGGGGTCGCTCGCGTAGTGTTTGTCCCCACTAATGAGAACCACCAAACTGGGATAAGTTCCTTCAACCCCATTGGAGTTGAGGGCATCTTCTCAGAAGGCACTGCCAACACCACTTGGAATGCCTTAGATGGAGATCGGACCTTCCTTAGTGTCCGAAATTCCTCTGAAACGCCCTATCCAGCCGTTGAAGCCATGTATCCGCTCACCCTAGGTGAGAACTACATTGACGTCATGGTCCCGTTTCAGAGCATTTATAATTTCCTTCCGATCCAGGAGCTTAGTTTTGGACAGCGACTCGCCGTTGCCTCCGGGCAGCTGTATGTTTTCGCTCCTCGTGGAGTGAGGGCTCGAGTTTACTGTGCTTTCGCTGATGACCTGGTAATGGGAGGTTTTGCAGGAAACAGTTTTAGCAGAACTGGGTATGTGTCTACCGCTACGGGAGTCGTTCCCTTTGGACTTAATCTTTGAGTCCGCGGTGGTCAGCTCGGCCGCTTTCTCTGAACAACGTTCAACCCGTTTGCCGTTTACAGCGATTGCATGTTAAGGCTACCCTATCTGGATAGAGGGGGAAA